TCTGATATTTTATATTCACCTGAATCACCGCCGTTAAAACTTAAAGGATCAGATGTTCTGCTTCTAAGTAATGTGCCGTTATTACCATATAAATACAGACAAGGATTAGAAAATAAAATACCTCCTGAAGCAGGAGCATTTTGTGCTTCATCAAAAGTTCTAAAGTCATCATCGTTATTTATAGATTTCCAATATAATGTACCATTTGTAGGACTAAGCATATTTGCACCATTATATGTACCAAGTAATCCTATATAAGGTTGCCCATCACCTCCGATAAATTTAACTGTCTGCCATGTGCGGGTTGGATCATTGGGTAATGCTAGAACCTGCCTATCATTGGTAACAGTATTTAAAGTAGTGATACATCTATTTACTTGTGATGTAGTAGCATAAAGCATTACATAATCATTGCCGTTATAATAAACATCAAGGAATATTGGATCAACACCCGGTATATGTATCTGCTGTTGCCCTTTCATCTTACGTATTTTGCCATCAACGAATCTTATCCATTGACCATCAATGCAATACTCATCCTGGAAATCAGTGCCGTCTCTCTGAATACCGGGTTTGTAAACTAAAGGTATACGCATTTAGTTATTATCTCTTATTACAGTTCTATCGGCACTTCTACCGGTGTTCATTTTGTTAATAGTTTCAAGTTCCTTTTCAAACATCATTTGGTATTTGTTTCTCTTATCTTCATTATCAAGAAAAATAGATGCTTCAATAAGGCATGAATAAAGAAGTAAATTAGGGTAACGTTGTGTTAGAAAATTAGTAGGATTATCAGGGTTAAATAAAGGGATACCAAGGTATATGATATCAAAAGTATAAGCTTGATCTAAATTAGGTATTACATTCCAATAAAATTCACCATATGTATTTGCTATATCCACATTATTTAAATTATGTACACCATCATTGTAATATTTTGGTCTTCCTGTCTGGTTAAGATATCCAGCTGGCCAGTATGTTAAATTAAATTCACGACTTCTTGGTAATAAATAAGAAGCAGTTCGAGTTGCATTATCGAACATTAAAATACTTATTGTTTCACGCCAATTGCCAGGTTTTCTAATACTGGAACTTCCTACAGTATTATTTACTATTTCAGTTCTAATCTCAAACCCTAAATCCTTTGCATTATTGTAGACTCTAATAACACCTCTTTCTATTAAATAAGGTATTTCATCAACAAAAGGTTGGTCAGTTCTAAGCATGTAAGTTTGCAAATTACGTTCCAATACACCATAATTAAGACTATTAGGCATCTAAAACCCAAGGATTATATTGATTAAGCGAAATATTTATAATATATTACAAGTTTAACATTTTATCATCAAAAACCTTATGAAATCTACTGCTAAAGTTCCTTTCAAAAATAAGAAAACTCCTTATAACTTAAATGAAGTAGATGTTAATCTCTTACTCAAAAATCCATCTTCCATTCGTAAGATAGTAAAAGGTAATAAGGAAGTACCTTACCATGATGACGATGAAGAGGAGGAAGAAGACGAAAATGAGGATGATAAACTCGATAAACATATGAAACGCTATATCAGTGAGTACTTTGATAATAAATATAAAAAGGAAAGTGATCAGCGTAAGAAAAATAAATTTGATTTTAAAAATCTATTACCATTTAAAGGCTTATCTGAATGGGAAGCTAATTTGCACAGAAAAACAAAAGAATATCGTAAGGAACATCAAGAAAAATCTATGAAAAAATAACTATAAAAGCTAAGAAAATATTATTCATTTCCATAAGATAAATTTCTAAATCTTCATTATTTAACCTTTTATATAAATTAGGTAAAATAACCCCATTGGTTATAACCATATAGGCTATTAATTTATAATTTAATTTTTGTTTTAAAATTATTTTTTGACGGATGTAATAGCAAATAAAAAAATGACTATTTTAAATATAATATAAAAATAATTCATTTTTATAAGTTATTAGTGATCTAAATAAGGATTAGGGCATAAATCAGTCATCATTACACAAAGTGCTCCGACTATTTCTGCTATTAAATAAAGATTATCTGTCTCAACAAATAGCAGTCTAGCTACTATTATGAGGATGAAGATATTTTTAATAAAACCGCTATGAGTTGCAAGTAAATTAAAAAAATTCTTCATTACAAATAATCAACCTATGGTGCCAGCAATTTGTATTATAACCAACTAAAATTATAATGCAAATGAAAAATCAGGTAATTTAGGAATAAATGTTTTACCAATTTAATCACGCAGCATGAAGCTACTTTTCAATTACCTGATCTTTTCTTCACTGAGCTGTGAAGTTATTTATAACACACTATTTTCATATTTCAACCTGTAATATTTTAGCAACAGTTAACAACATTTTTGATATTAATAATTATTAGTTATTGATAGTAGTAAATAACTATTATATATGTCGTATCATAATTCAACTAAAAGGAGGACTAAATGAATTATATTTTAACCAAAACACAAAAAGTTTTTAATATTATCAATAAACTAAAAGAAACAGGTGAGCTTGATGATGAAGAGACAAAATTTATCAGAAAATTATCTGCAATGGAGTTAGCCTATACTAGTGATGTATTATACAACGCTAAAGATTTTAAAACAGCATCACTGCTCTGGGAAATTATAAAGGATAAGGGGGAATAATAAAATGAATTATTTAATAGCAATATTTAGCGGAACAGGTTTTGCAATAATAAGTGCAATTGGTTACTTGTTTTATAAAACAGGTAAATACCAGAATATCGTTGATGAAATGAAAATAACATTAACTATTGTTGTAAATAAATTAGATATTTTAAGCAACAAAGTAGCTGCATTAGAAGCAGGTGTAGAAAGAGATCGTATTTATTATGGTCTTATACAAAATAAAAGTCCTTTTAGAATAACAGAAAAGGGTTATATCGCATTAAAAGAAAGTGGGGCATTAAAATTTATAGATAATAATAAATCTGTTTTAATAAATCAGGTTGAAGATAAAAACCCTAAAAGTTCATACGATGTTCAAGAGTATTGTAAACAAGTAATAAGTGAATACACAAACTCAGATGATTTCATAGAAATTAAAGAATACATCTATGAAAAAGGATTTGACCTTGAAAGTATAGTTATGACCATGACTGTTTATCTTAGAGATATAATTTTAGCTAAAAGGAGGACTGAAAAATGATAAAATTAATAAAAGAATATATTAAACAAAATTTTGATATTAAAAATAAACCAAATACAACATATAGAAATTATATGTTTGTTGTATGTTTTTTAACATTTGCTTCAATTCTTATTAATTGTCCTAACCGAGCTATAATTTTTTATAGTTTTATAGGTATAGGAATAATTTATTTGATAATTCACCTTACATTTTATGATATTGAACCTGAAGAAAAACAAAATATTACATATGAAATACAAAAACCAAGTTTGCTTGATAGGTTAGAAAACAAACTAACTGAATTTGCAGGTTACTTTTCGATTGTTATTACATTTATAATAACAATATGGATGATAATTATGTTATATAGTTCTGTTGGCTTAGGTATGTTTATATTAATAATGTTAGTAGGCGGAGGAGTTGTTTTACCAATAATATATGGAATATCAGATATAATATCAAAACTATTAACACCTATACTTTTATTTATTATATTCGCATTGGTTTTATACTATATTACGCACTAATCTCTATTGATATTTAGTGCAATTGCTGGAAGAATTTTTTGCCGTAATAAATTTGGAACAGTATTAAGTTGTTCATTATTTCTTGATAATAACTCTCTAGCATAAACAGGGTCAGTTAAAGCTTCTTCTAATACATTATAAGCTTTATTTGGCCCAGGTTTAAGTTTAAGAAATCTACCTAAAAACCCTAATGGATATTCATTGGTTTCACCTAAATAAGGTCTTACCCTTTTTTCTACTTGTGTTTTAGGCATCGTAGCTGAACCAAATTTTGAATTTCCAGTGGCTACTTCATTTCTATTCTGTAAATATTTATGAACTTTATTAAACTGACCATACTCTTCAGGACTATATAAATTACCAAACAATTTTCTTCTATTTCCGAAATTTCTTCTAGTGGATGCAAATGTACCAAGTCCCATTTCAGGTGCATTTTGTAAAAAATAATCTCTGTAATAAGCTTTAGTTAATTGTTCGGCAGGTGTTCCTTTTATATTTTCAATAAATGGTCTTACTTGAACAGAGGGAGCTATATTTACAGCATCCATAAGTTGTTCAGGATTATATTTATAATCACCGAATTCATCTTTTTTAACAAATTTTGAGAGTAACTTATTTCTTTCAATTTCATTAACAGGTTTAGAATGTTCGGCATATGCAGTCCTAGCTTTTAACCCTTCGGGAGTAGCTATTAAATCAGCTTCAAGTTTTTCTTTCTGCTTGGCTATATGTCTTGCTAATGCCTTATTACCACTTTTTTCAGATTTTTTTATTTCACTTATCTTATTACCAAGTTCAGTAATAGTATTATCAATAGTAGCAGGTCTATATTTACCGCTTTCTAATTGTGCTATCTTTCTTTGTAATTTATTAATTTTATTTTTTCTTAATTCATAATCCTTAATAACCAAAGATAAGGTTTCATCGTTAGGATTAGTAATACTTTTTGTAACAGATTTAACTTCATCATTTAAACCGGTTACAAGCTCGTTTAATTCTTTTTTATCAGCGTTTAATTGTGATTTATATTTATTTGGTAATATATTTTTATTCTTTGTTAATACTCTCTCTATCTCGCCTACTTCATTTTTCAAAGCCTGCTCGGTATAATTTTCAAAATTTTTAACAGGATAAAGTTTTTCTGATGCTTCTAATTCTTCATATAATTTTTTAGTAGCCAATTCTCTATTTTTAAGTCTTTTATTATATTCTTTTAAAATTTCAGATTGTAATTTAGTACCAACTTCTTCTTTATAAGGACTTGATTCATTACCTATTTTATTTAAACTTTGTCTTAAAATAGAATCATTATAAGCTTGTTTATTTTGAATACCTGTCAAATTAGGTGCATATGCGTTATGAAGATTAGAAATATCCCTATTTAACGCTACTTCAGCAGTAACTGGTACAACACCTAAATTTTTAACACTTTCTTCTGCGTTAAAATTTTTTAAATTGTCTAAATCTTTATTACCTGTAAAATCTTGAAGTAATTTACTAACCTTTTCTTCATTTCTTACCTTTGGTCTAAATACGGAATTGAATAAATTTTTACCACCTTTAGCAACTTTTCCAATAGGATACGAAGAACCTACACTTATTAAATCAGCATAAAGCGGATCAAGTCCCGCTACTTGTAATGTTCCACTACCAATACCAAGTCCTGTTGCACCAGCTGCTTTTGAAAGAGTATTAGCAGCCAGTTTACCACCTGTTAATGCTCCCCCACCAATAATACCACCTGTTAACCTTGCACCTTTACTATAACTTTGTTTTAAAAGATTTTTACCAGGTCTTGGTTCAATATCAACCCCTTTAGAATTAAAAAGTTTTTTTACCCATTTTGAAGGTCGGTCAACATTTTCTTCACTAAAAACATTAGGTTTATTTGCAAAACTTTTTAAGCTTTCAATAGTTTTTGGTGAAAACAAAGATACGTCTTCGGGTACAGTAGGATCAATGTTAAAAAGATCACTATTAGTTTTTGCTTCAGCTAACTTATTTGCTCCTAATTTTAAACCTGTCTCAGCTAATTCAGCAAGATTAGCTGGAAAATCAATTGTTGCATCCATTACTCCGCCAAGGGCAGATTTACTAAGTAAAGGACCCCAATCTTGTTCTTTCGCATTTGGAACAACAGAAGCCATCTCATAATCATCATCTAATCTTGATGGTAACTTAATTGGTTCATTTGAAGTAGTACGATACTTATCAAACTTACTAACTTTAGGTGTTCTATATTTATCAAATTTACTCATTTACAACTTGTAACCCATCAACAGTTTTAGCTTCTTCTACTCTACTTGCATCAACATAATCTTGCTCACCTGTTTCAGGATCAATCATTAATACTTTATTATTTTGAACAATTTGATTATTTTCCCCAGGAGTTTGTAATATTTGTTTATTAGAACCTACGTTACCATATGTTGGTAATATACCTTGTTGTTCTAAATTATTTTTAAGCTTTAAAAAGTCTTCGTAGTTATTTTTATTAATATTTATTCCGTACCTTAAACTTGCATCAGCGGCATTGGTAGCTAATTCTGTTTCATTACCTAAGTTATTTAGTTTAGCCATAAAATCAGATGTTTCACCTAATTTAGGAAATAAACTACGTTTATTAGCGTATTTAACAAAAAAGTCAGTTACACCTCTACCTTTAGCCATCTGTTCAAATTCCGTAGCTAAAAGTTCAGTTTCAGCTCTAATTAAACCTGCTTTTTCTACTATTTTACGATAAGGATCATCTTCATCTCTAAAACTTCCTATTAAACTAGATACTATTGGAATTTGACTTAATGATTGTAAAGTTGCGTCATTAAATGGTAAACCCGCATCTTCTATCATTTTCTTTAATTCTAAGTATTCTTGTTTTATATTGTTAATCTTATGGTTTAAATTAGATGATTTTTCAAACTCATTACTTAATCTATTTTCAACGTGCTTACTATTATGTGTAGTGAACTTACCACTTTGAACAAATGGAGTAGATAAATTAGTTAAAGGATTATTTTTAGCCAACATTCCTTTATGATAATCCCTTATCTCATCAAATCTATCACGCTCAAGAGCCATCTTTTGAGCATTCATCTCACGCAAATAAGCATCCTGCTCCATTTTAGCAATCTTAGCTTCCTCGGCATTTCTAAAATTATGAGCATCCCTGCTTAACTGCATATTCTCAGCTTTAGCCAAATCTTCCGCCTGATCATAAGCTCTCATACCGGCAGGCACACCCCTAGCTGCTGCGGCAAATTTGCCCATAAATCCTTTACCTACAGGAGCTTGATCCTGAGCTAACGCATCGCTAAAACTAAGTAATGAATTACGCATAGCCCTATCAGACTGCTCTTCATCCATACCAAGGGAGGTTTTAGCACTCTTAACAGCTCTCATTATCCCTGAATCAAAAGGGGACTTCTTCTGCATGTTCTGGTCAATATATGCCTGTCTATCAAGCATGTCCTGCATGTATTTGCTCATAAGTTTTTAAGAAATAATAGGTGTTTCGTTAAGTATACTATAATTTACTTCGCAATCAAAGGTTTGCGCTACTGTGTTTGAAAAACAGATTAATTTATCAGTAACAAGAGGGGTTAAAGTATAATATAGATATATCTGGACATTATATTGGTCTATCAGATTTACTGATTTATAAGCCGGTAATTCAAAATCTTTTATATAAAAAACAGTAGTAGAACCCGTATCAGTTCGTATTTTCTGTAAATTTAACCTGATTGGTTGGGCAGTTAAATTGCATACCATCACGCTATTTACAGCAATAACATGTGGTATGCCGTTAGTAGATGTTTCAAGTATGGTAGTCGGGGTTTTATTTAAACCTGCAAATAAATTACTTGTATAGTCTAAAAATAACCCCATTTACCACCTCTTATTGTTGGACAGGAACAAGTGCTAACCAAGCTTTAACTTCTTCTAAAATATCCTCACCGGCACTTCTTAATTCATTGATTTCATCAGCACTTGCTTGTCCGTTAAATACTTTTATACCAAGTTGTTGTGCATATTGACTATCTACGATCATATCCTGTAATTTTTTAATAGCTTCTCTATTTGACATGTTTTTACTCCTTATTTATTAACTAGCTTCTAAAATGGTTATTATTTCATTGTTTTTAGCAATGTTGTCCTCATATCCAGCAATATCTACATCACATTGAGCTTTTTGACTATTAAAATAATCAATATTCCCCTGTTGTTGAGCAATAGCTGCGTCAAGTTCTGTTTTCTGTTGGTTTTTCTGAGCAACTGATGTCGTTAACTCATCATTTTCCTCGCTCATATGAGCAATTAGTTCTTCTTTAGTACTCATTTATTACCTCTTTATTTAAGTTGTTGTATAAGTAAACATTAAGTTCCGTACTGTTACAATCTTTCCGTTAGCAGAATGACTGCACCATAATTCTATGTAATCATTAGTTGTCATACTAACTAATGTATTAATTGAATGTGATTTTGGACTGTTATTAGCTCCTTCTGTAGATATTATGGTATTAGCTAATTGTAATCCGTTTTTATATAAAGCAAAAAACATATCATCACCTCCTGCACCATTATGGGAAGCTGTAAAATCAACATTTATAAAAGCTATAACTGCAATAGTAGATGAAACAGTTAATCTGTTAGAAGTTGGTGAAGTTAATCCGTTAAGATTACTTGCAGTCGTAGTACCTGCAACTTTATAATATGTACCAGCTGTAGTAACAGTTGTACCAACGGCATTATTTTGCATGGTAAGTAAACCTGATACACGACGACCATACATAGTATTTGAGAATATATGATTGCCGTTAGTATCTATTATATATCTAGTTGTACTACCTGTTCTATCTGTTATGTCAAAAGCCCCAGTACTTGAAGATCGTAGCTCGTAAAGTTTACCGCTAGCTGCTGTACTTTGAAGCTCAATTTTTACATTACTATTAGCACTATAAACTCTAATAGCAGTATCTTCACTAGCTACATTCTGAACCCCACCTTGTATAACTAATTTAGCTAAATTAGCATTTGTATCATTAATACCTATATTATTTGTAAAAAGAGCATTACCAGCACTGCTTATTGTTAATCTCGGAGTAAGACCTGTTCTATCAAAAATATCCAAAGCACCATTAGCATTACATCTAATCTCATATTGTCTACCAAGTGCATTTTGACAATTAAAAATTAATTTGGCAGATATATTTGTACTTCCAAGATAGAGAACTGAATCACCATCAGCCCCTGATACCCCGCCGTTTATTTGAACTTTAGCTAAGGTAGGCGTTATTGTTCCAAACCCAAATAATCCTGTAGAGAGAAAAGCAGCTATTCCAGTTCCATTTACTCTAAAAGCAAGTCTATCATTAGAAAATTGAGACCAGTTAATATATGAATAACCGCTATTACCATCATAACCTAACTCAACCGAATCAGTAGAAGTCCCTGCTTTAAACCTTGTAACAGCTGAAGCATTTGTGTTAACAAGTGAAAAAATAGAAGTAGTTAAACTATTTGAATAACTAAAGGTCTGGGTATTACCAGTTACATTAACTGTAGAAGGTAAATTGGATGTTATATTATCTACATAAGATTTAGTTGCCAAACTTTGAGCTGTTGTTGGATTTAAAGCATTTCTTATCTCAAATCCTCCCATATCTATTGGGACACCTAAAGTCATAAGATTCTGAGATGTTGCAAATGGGTAAATTACAATATTAATAGGGGTAAATGTCAAACTAGCGGTAGTATAATTTATTTGATAAATCCCATTTAAATCAGAATTTCCTATCAATGTATAATTATGATTCCATTCTCTAGCAGTAATATCATTAGTTAAAACCCTATACTTAAAGTTCTTGCTTATCTGACTATCTGTAAACGTGTTTGTAAATTGATAAGGTGTTGGATTAGTGCTACTTGCATAAGTCCAGTTGAAATTCAAACCACTGAAATTTAAAGGTACATTAGGTCCAAAAGGCGTAACAAGAGAATCAACATAATTTTTAGTAGTTAAATCTTGAGGATTAATAGGGTTAGCTGAATTTGTAATAATTTTATTATTGATATCAAAATTACCAGTAGTTAAAATCTTAAATCTACTAGTTGTTGAAGTTCTATCAACAATATCAAAAGTACCATCTGAATTTGACCTAAGTTCGTACAAACGACCACTTGCAGAGGTATTTTTAAGTTCTATTTTAGTCGAACTGTCACTACTTACTACTCTAAAACAACTTGACTCACCTGTTACATTTTGAGGTCCGCCATTAACACTTAAAGTAGCAAGTATTGTATCAGAGGTAACTGTACCAAAAGTTGTATTAGGAACACCACCAGCAAAACCTACACCTGCAAATAAAGAACTAAACCCAAAATTAATAAAGTTTGTAACATCACCAAAACTACTAAGAGCGTCTAAAGATAAAGAACCTAAACCTCCAAATAAACCACCGCTAGTTAAAGTATGCTTTAATCTATACCCCCCATTGGTACTATTTAATAAACGTAAATCAATTGTTGAATCATTACCGCTTGTTGGGACAGTACTATTCTTGGTAATAAATGAAGTATTATAATTTGATGAATATAAAAATGTTTGACTAGCTCCTGTAACGTTAACTAACGCTGGCAAGTTAGCCACTAAATTATCAACATAGCCTCTAGTAGCGGCGTCTTGAGGGTCAACTGGGTCAAGAAGATTAAAAAGCTTTTTATTATAAATATTCAAACCAGCATTGCTAAGTCTCATCCATTCGCCAGAAGTATTGGCATCTATTCCATAACACCATCTAAAGGCATCGTTGATTGTCTGTACCTGAGTTCTTACGTTCCTATGATTGTTAGGTGTTCCGTCCAATTCAACACCGATCGCATAAGTTTGATTAGGGTTTGAGTCAACAATACCTTCATAAAAAACTAATTTTCTGAAATCAACGCTACTTATTCCGTAACCGACTTTTAATGTTAGCGGGCTAATTTCTAAGCCAAGGTTGCCGTTTGCTCCTGTAAAGAATAAATGGCTCTTGCCTATCGGGGTATGATATAAAGTTCCCCATGTGCTTAAATAGCCTATAGCAGATATGTCCCAAGGATTGGAAGGTGCATCTTTGTTTAAAATAATCTTGGCATCTTTAGTGCCATTAGCAAACTGAATAACGCCGTCCTCAGTCGGATCAAAATTAACCCCTATTTTAGCAAAATTATTAGACCACTGCCCATCGCCCCTTAAAAACAAGCTGCTGTCAGTTGGATAGCCCGCAAGCTTATCAATTGCTACAGTATTAAGGGTTGTTGTTATATCAGTCCCTACTTGACCAGTACCGCTTACTGCTCCCGATAGGGTAATAGTTCCACTTCCTACCAATGTTTCAACAAAGCTTTTAGTCGCAGCATCTTGGGCATTAACTGGATCAGCTAAATTGATAATTTTATGGCTATTCATATCCAAGTCGCCTGTTATAGCAAACCCTGGAAAGCTTACAGGTTGGTTAAAGGTTACAGTCCCGTCTTGATTGAATAATAATATATCTGTCCCTGTATTCTGAGCATTTACAAAACTCTGTAATTTATATGAGCCAAAAGTATCCCCTGCGTTTGTAGTATGTACCCAGCGGAATCCTGACAAGTCCTTGTTTCTTGTTTCAAAGTTAGTAACTGATGGTGTACCTACCACAGGTGTAAAAATATTGTCTAATTTGAATGAGCCAAGCGGTTCTGGGAACTCATCTAACCCAAAGATAAACCTTTGATTTGCATCTACTTTTAAAGATGGCTTAATATTTGATACTACAAAAGCACTCATAACCACACTACCCCTACCTCATCGTGCATTAAATCCCATAAAAACTTAGCGTTTATCGCATCCTGTTGTTCTACTTCATCAGACTTTAAGTTACTGATTTTCTGATTGTTTAAATTAACTGTATTCTGTGCAAGTTTAATCTGATCTAAAGTTAATTCTAAGGTAGTATCAATAGGTGTTCCGGTATTACCTGAGCCTGTTACATCGCCAACTAATTCTATTGTAGATGGAATATTACCGATATAAGCTATTAAAGTTCTTAAATTTACCCCGTCAGTTTGATTTACAGGATCAGCTAAATTAATCAATTTGTAATTATAAAATGAAACATCAGCATCTGCTGAAATATTATTTAACCTTAAAGCAGCTATAGCTGCATTTAAAGCAGCTATAGCTGCGGCTAATGTTGCAGCTGCTGATACAGCAATTTCACCTGTAATTATAGTATGTAAAGCTTCTATTGCAGTACTTATTAAACCTGGTACTGCATCTATTTGAGTTTGCAATCCAGGAATACTAACATCCTCAATATAAGTTACCTTGGCTTCTAAAATTGTTAAATCCTGTGTTTCTTCAGGTCTATTACTAACATTTCCACGCCATATAGCTTTATATGTAAGATTTGGTAAATTAACTATATTTAACTCAATTATTTTAATTATTTTACCAGAATTATCAGGATTACCACTAAAAAGCTGATTTATATTAAGCCCTTCTTCAATAATAAGATCGTTTACATCCCCCATAAATATTTTACCATTTGAAAGACCAACCGCTTGTGGAACAGCATAATCATCTGATAAAGCCCCTCTTACATCCCAATTTAAATTTCCTTCTACATGCACAAACGGGGGAATGTTATCTATAGTTATAACAGGAGGAGTGTTATTAATTTTTCCTAACCAAATTTTCCCTTTTGGTAAATTAGGTAAATTACTTGTATCTACTCTTAAGGTTTTACTAGGAGCAATAGGTTCAGTTACACTTATATTTATACCACCAGTATAAAGATTATATAGTCCAAAATTAACAGTAGCTCCCGGTGGTATACTTGTTGGATCAGATATAAGAGGGCTCAAAAAACTGGGTAAATTTAAAACATCTATTCTTTGATTAGGTTCAGGTCTATTACTACTATTACCTATCCATATATTATGGTATTGCAAATCTGGTAAACTACCAATAGGAATAGTCGGAGTGGTACTTATAATACCTGCTGTATTATACATAAAACCATCATTTAATAATGATAATGCTTGCGCATTTTCTAAAACTTCAGATGGATAATTAAGTACAAAATAAGTATCTAATAATTGATTAAAATCACGTGTTAAATTTATTAAGTCCAATCTTAAATCTATAAGAATCGGCGATGCAACTGACATCCCGTTTCTATCACCAATTAAAACATAATTAGGGTCAATAGGTAATCTACCTGTTACAGGTGAAATAAAATTATGTAAAGGATTGAATTTAAATATCACGCTGTTAAATGCCCTATAAAATTAACAATATTATCAATATCATTATTAAATACTTCGTCAGCTACTTGTTCATAATAAGTAAGTATATCACTATCTGTATTATCAAGCTCAGTATTTTTATTCGGATCAAGCTTAGGTTGGAATCTGTAATAATATGTCTGATCCAAAGTATATAATGCTTCTAAAGATAGAGATTTACTAACTGATTCTTGACCACCTGTAGATGAAATTTCAAATAAACTAAATATTGTTTCTACAGAATCAAATATTCCTTGCACATTCATATTATTACCTACTCTTGTATCCATGACATCTGGGTTACCTGGATCAAAACCTAATTCACCAAGCCCTGTTCCAATAGATAATACACATACTCTATTAGCATTTGGCTTAACCATTTTACCAAGTGTTACTCCAAACTGTGCAGGATTATTTTGATAAACACCACCATCAATATATTCACCATTTAATCTACCTGGATTTGGATTATTTAAAATAAGAGAAGGTAAATATATTGGAGCAGAACCGGTTGCAATAGCTACATTACTTATAAGCTCATTTTGAGCTGTAAACTCAGGATAATTAAGATTTGAACATAAAACATAATTTTTCGTATCATATTTATATGTTGGTATTATAACATTTGTTTTTAAATCCTGTAATGTATGACTACCAAAAGTATTTTGAATTGTTTTATATAATAACCCTGAGCCATAATTCTCAGCTGTTGGACCTGATGATTGATAAAAAGGTGTATTTATAGCAATTAAAGCCAATTTCGCTGCTAAATTAGGTCTAAGTGATGGAACAACAGATGATAAACTAAATATATAAGGTCCTTGTACAGTAAAAAAAGGTGACATTTCATCAGGAGTTAAGCCAAAAGCAAGTGATAATGCCATTATCCCACCAACAGACGTACCACAAATAACATCAAATTGTTGTGCCAATTTAGTTGGATCAACTCCCCATTGCTGGACAAATCTTTTAAAAAATTCTAAAGAGAGATAACCACGTTCACCTCCTCCGTCAATTTCAAGAACTCTAACAGTGTTTCTATCCATTAAATTTACTCACTACCTATTACACTAACATCAGGTACATAATCACCATAACTGCTATCTGTTGTATCATTATCGCCATAAACAATTTGATTGAACCAGTTGCTAACATTACTATACCCATCAGAAACATAGTTACTAAAGGTACAGACATTCTCATATAATTTAGTTGATTCAAAGATAGTATGGGATGCAAGTAAAGGAATAAACAAAGCACCTTTCAATAAAGGATTCCAGTCGGTGGAAGCTTCTAATGCCAAAGATACTAAAGGTAATGTAAACCATATACCTTCACTTAAGCATAAAACACCTGTTAATATTTTCTTAGCGTCGGCACCTTTATATGGAATTTCAAATAAATGTTTTATGGTACTGTATTCTAAAATAGATACACCGGAAGAAGTAAAAACCCCTCCGGCTGCAATACCAATAATAAGAGCATTATGTGCATCAACACCACTAGCTATTGCCAGGTTTTTTGTTATCTCGGTAAAACTTATTGCTCTTCCAACAACTGATGCTGCCGATAAACCATAAACAAAAACCTGTCCTCCTAAGCTAACTAGCTTATTTGAACTATCATGACCTATTATTCTATTTACTGTACTAACAGAATCTACAATCTGACTTGTAACAAGTGGTAAAGTTGTAAATGTTGCCCATGCCATATACTCATCAAAACCACTAGAACCTGATATCTTCTGATTATTCACCTCAGTTACCCAAAGTAAACCTAAAGGAAGTATTAAAGAGAAACTTGCACAGGTTTTACTGAATTTTATAAAATTACTATCTTTATCAAGATGCCCTATTTGATGTTTCTTTATAAACTCATTCATCGTAACAAAAGATGAAAAAGACGCTATTATAAAAGTATTAGCTGTTGATAGTTCAAATAATACTTTATTACTATGAATATCTACCCCAAAGCTTTCAGAATTCTTTACTAGGTGATTAAAAACCGGCATCATGGCAAGTCCTGTTCCGGTAGATACTATGATACTACCTGCTAATCTTTTTATATCATCAGTAGTACAATAAGGTGCTTCCTCTTCTGATTCTTCTTTTGTTTGAGCTACCTTATTATCTTCAACATCACTCTCTTCACTGGTAATCTTAACGTTAAAAAATTGTTCATCTTTGGTTTGTCCTATACTAACTCCTTTTACTGTAACAGCAGTATCTTTATCATTATCAAAAAAAGTATTATCAATTTCACTAGATACGATTGGTGTTTCAATAAACCTAACCGGTGAACTGGAAGGAGTATTATAAAGACTATTTGAAATTAGAGATGACTTATCTGTTACGATATTAACATCTTTAAATATAGTAATTGAGCGAGTAGCTTTCTTTTTCATTTAACTTTAGCAATATTAGAAACATCACATGAATCCCAAGGCTCACATTTATAATTAACATTCTCTATTTTCCGTGCGTAAATAGGATGTGTTGAATGTTTTTCAATTGTTAAAGTTATCCAAATTGTACTTAATATTTGAATGAAAACTATTACAAAATACATTGATTTAGTCATATTAACTCCCCTGGTGTAAATGGTCTTGGATTTTTAACTGGTTGTGGGTCAGCTTTTACAATAGGAGTTCTTAGTTGTTCATTTGGACGATCCATTTCATCTTTTCCAACCCAAATACCTGTCCAGATTTTCTGATCACCTGCCCATTCAAGCTGTTTTTCCAATTTTTCGTACATTTTCCAGCTACGATCACACTGGTAACGTCTTTTCTCAATACGCATTGTAACAACTCAAATCATAATTAAGGGTTAGATCAACATTCTCACTATCATTAGCTGTAGCAAGCGTAAAGATTTCATCATATTGAGCTTTAAAACTATCTGCAAGCTCTGGTTTATACTTGGTCGCAAGCATCCAGGTAAGACCGGCAGCAAGTGCAGGATACATTCTTGCGGGGACTGATGTTGTATTATAAAACTGACCTGCATCATACATCGTCCTAATAAATGAATATTGCAACACCAGGTAATCATTAGTAGGTGTTGGCCAGATATTTAAAATAGGAGTTAAAGACTTATCAAAATAATAGGTAGTAGGCCTACCAAGTAAATACTTTTGTGAAAATGATAAATAAGTATCACGGCTAACCGGACTTATTTTTAAATCAACTGTGTTATTACCAAAGTATATTTCTTGAATATCAAGTACAGCTCCGCCTATTTCTCTTATGCGGTAAGTCATAGCGTTTACCGGAGTTATAACATCTGCCCACCTAGTTACTCCTGCCGTGTAAGCGTAAGGATGTGTCCACTCAACATTTAAAGTTGACCAGCTGACATTGTCATTGGAATATTCAACAACTAAGTTATAATTACCGCTAATGTTTGTTCTAACACCTATAAATGTAATAGTCCTCGTCTGCCCAACTCCGTAAGTATAAGAGATATTTCCATCAGCAACGTTTTGGGTACAAGCAGTGTTAAAATCATTGTCAAAAGCGTCAGCTGGATTACCGCCTCCGCCGTTATCGTAAGTTGCTGCTGTATTTGATTGAGCAGTACCATTAAGTTGTCTTGTAAATTGACGTTGTAAAACTTCCAAAATATCTGTTATTGAAGTACCCAAAATATATTTGGATTGCCCTGTATTTAATGGTAAATATAACTTATTGATTGTCCAAAGATTAATACTTTTACTAATCCAATCTAAAAGTAAAAAGTTTAGGCTTCTTTTAGCCGAATTTATTTGAACAGGAACTAACTGATCACCGGCAAAGCCGATTCTCTCAAAGCATTCAAGAATCAAATCGTCATTTGCGAGCGACTGAAAATCATAAGTCCCTGATACTATCGGCATTATCTACCTTTTTTATGAAAACTCTTTAATGTTTTATCTAGAATTGCTTCTTTTCTTATTTTTGTATTTTTAGAATGTAGAGCTTTATCAAGTTTTTTATCAGGTATCTTTTTATCAGTTGGAACACCTAATGCCTTATGTAAAGCACCTTTATTTTTAGTAGCATCTGCTATCCAGTTTTTCTTACCCATAATTAACTCTGTGCTATTTCAACAAAACTTGGTGTACTTATTACCCCGTTAGTAAAATAAACTATTACGCCGCTAAACGGATAATTGGTAGCCGTAATAAAACCTGCATTCAATTGTGCTTGTGTTATTGCCACTGCTACATCATTTATCGCAAATAAATTGGCACTTCTAGTATCATAATCAAGAGTTGCAGATGTCAAAGTAATCGGCATCTGACCGGATACTCCATAAATAATTGCCTCTCCAGCATCCCATTGAGCAGCTGCTGTTAAGGAATTGATAAATATATTATAGGAACTTAAATTAAAATTGGTTGCATTCCTTGTATTATAGCTACTTAAAACTACTGCTACATTAAAGTTAGAACCGATAGTATAAGCTTGTGCGATATTTGCACTAGCTGTTATAGAATTAACAGTATGAAACAGATTATTGGTAATAACTACTGTCGCATTAGGTCCTGTTATAGTCTCTGTAACATACCTATTATTATAAGTACCTGTAATAGTAAAAGTAGCACCGCTAATATCAGCAGCTGAGCTTATAATAATTGAGGAAGCGTACCCTTTATTTATAAAATAAATAGGTCCGCCCTGAGGTAGCGGTACATTACCGGCTACTACAGCAGCATAGTTACCTATGTTATTTGCACTTACCGGCTCAATTGTTGTACTCTGTCTAAAAACACTCATTTACTTTTTTTATCTTTTTTAGTTTCCATTTTAACATTACCTTTTTTCGGGGCACTTTTTTTAGTGCCCTTACAAAGAATATTGGCAAGAGGTCTACTATGTACTGATGCCATTTTATACCTCTTACACGTTTAAAGCATACGCACAACGCCAGTTTGTAACACCGAAAGAATATCTTTCTTTTGCTGCAAACCACATATCACGAGTAGCATTGTCAACCCAGCTCCAAGCTTCTAACTTCTCACGCTCATAATGAATGAGCCCTCTTTCTGCATCGGTTACAATAGCTGAAAAAGTAGGTGAAGTGATGTAATTGTTAACAGTGTAGCCACCCGGTAAATAACTATCATGATAAATAGCGTTGATGTCGTTAACACCAGCATATTTATTATCATAGTTGTTGTTACCAGCGTTAACTGTTCCTACAGAAGTTCTGTATTGGCTATTAGTAATTACACTAGCTGCAAACTGATTAGCAGGTCCAACAACAAGTATTTTAGGCATAGTTTGTGTTAGAATTCCGCTTAATTGTTTGAATTGCTGAATCGCAATAATAGCGTTCTGTATACCAACTTCACTTAGAGCAACGTTACTCAAATTTGAGTTAGTTGTTCCATTATCAAGTGGGTGGTTAGCTGAAAAGAAAGGTACACCATCAGCGGTAAGGGTTACGTTTCCTAAATTGAAAACGTTAGCCGCTACTTGAGACTTAGCAGCTCTTAGGGAGTTCCTAAGAGCAATCAAATGCTGAGGGAATTGAGACTTATAAAGGTTATCCTTCATTGCCTCATCAGTTATTGAAAAGCTAAGCCCGTAAACAGTGTGCAAATAAGAAGTTTGGTATCTTACAGTCATCGTATCTTGAGCGATAGCTGCACCTTCGTCCTTACGTTGCGCCATTCCTAGAGACTTAAATTCATCTTCAAACTCGATTTTCTTATCTGAAGTATAAGTCGTAAATACTTTTTTCCATTGATCAGGATAAGTGTCATAGTTACCAATAACGGCTTTGACCCCTGGTCTTAATAATGGATATATCGATGCGGTATTAATTGCCATTTTATGTTACCTTTTATTAATTATTAAGCAGGAGTTACACTTGCAATACCAGGTCTGAACGCATGGTTGTTAATAACACCATAAACGTTTAGGAACGGAGTATTGAAATAAGTACCAGCTGTTCCATTAGCAGGTTGTCCGAAAGTACCAGGGACATTCCTTGGATCAGGAGTAAATCCTAAAACTTTGAATGAAGTATTAGCGTTTCTTGCATATTCATTTCTACCATCAGGAGTTGCTGGGTCAGCGTTACCTGTACCTGCTAAAGAAGGACAAGCATAAAATGTAGATACACCAAGAGGATTAGATGGTCCTGCATTGTTACCATAGTTAGCAATAAGTGGGTTTTCAGCATAACCTGCAACAACAGCTGCTCCGGCTACTCCGTCCCATTTTTCAATAGTACCTAAGTTAGTTGTACGTCCATTACCAGCTCCTGGACCAGGGCCTCTTCCTGTAAGAAGCATAACATTAGAACCAATTAAAGCACTGTTAGCAGCTGTTGGGTTAGCAGCACCATGTCCGGTATTAGGCCAGGTGGCATTTTGAAGCTGCATACATGGTAATACTAAAAATTGAGTTGGTGTTGCCTGATCTGAACCAAACCATGTACCAAGTTGAACATCATATATAACATTAGGATCATCAATAACAAATGCTTTAACAACAGAAGTAGCAGGAGTTCCTGCAACCCAGTATTCCTGGTTGTAATAAGTTCCGTTTACCCAGTATTCACAACCCATAAAGATACCGACAATAGGAGGGTTGGTTGTAATAGTAGTTGCGTTGTTACCAGCTTGTAGGTTAACAGTTGGATTGTATCTTGTGATAACAGATTGACCGCCCTTATAATAAGCATTGACAACTGAGTCAGCTATTAAAGGGGCAAATATAACAGGATCACCTTTATTTAATGTAGAAGCAGTAACAGTATCTATAACATAGTTACTATTCGTTCTTATATCATCAGCTCCGCCGTTTAAATGACTATAAGGTCTTAAACCAAAGGGAGCATTTACGCCATAAGCCATAAATTTTACCTTAAAATAGTTAATTGAAAATATTTGTGAAAATTTTATCTATTTGACAGGCTAGATTAACCCATGAAGCGCAAAAGCTTCTCGCTTAGAGCGAAGTATTGATACTTTTTTACAGAGATAAAAGTTAACTCAAAATCTCTAAAGAGACAGATTATTAACTTTTATTATTACGAATTATTTATATGTTGTCAATTGGAATAAATAGTAACCGATACGCCTTCCGGTAAGTCTGCAAGCATCTCACCTGAGACGTCAGCAAGAACTATTACAACGTGATTAACAGTGCGGATAATATCGTAACCTATCCTTGTTTGCAGAGGTGAGGTACTGTTATTATTGGCACAGGTAATGCTGACTACATATTCAGTTGTTGATAAAGGTGTAGTAAAAGTAATTGTATATTGATTATTGTTAGTATCAAGACTGACACCGCTTACATTATAGGAAGCAGTCATCACAATTGCCCCTGTTGTATTGGTAAATCTACACCAGGCTTTTGCCGTATTCGCACTATTAAATGTACCTGTTATTGCAATGCTATTTATATTGGTTATGTTTCTATTTCTATCAATTTGAACGCCGTTTAAACCGATATTAGAATTTGTGCCGTTAGAGTTTATATTAACAACTCCGTCAACATCAGTATTTGATATTGTATTATTATTAATTACAATATTACCCGCAGTTACTTCACCGAGAGCTATATTGTTATCAAGTTTAACAACAATAGGTGCGCCGCTATCAGCACCATCACCATTATCTACAGTAATATTGCTATCACCTGCAATAATACCTATTGACCATGGTGTGTTTGCGGTGGGATTAATTAATACTATCCCTGCAACAAAGCTGCTTAATTCAGTAATATTTGCTATAATAGGAGGTAATGTTAAATCAACTGTCCCACCCGGATTAGTTACAGGTGAGCCTGCAACATTTATTGAATTGTTAGTACTATCAATAACAAGATTATTTATGCCGTTACTCCCACCAGCAGGACCAAGAACCCGCCATACACCATTGCTTGTACTACTATCACTAATATAAACAGTTTTAATCTCACCTGCGGTGAGCGTAGTTAACGCAGTTACCCCGTCAAATAATACAATATTAACGGCATCTACTCCTACATTATTAAACGTTATGGTAAATCCCGGTCCGCTTTCTGTAGCATTCGGTAGGATAATTTTAAGATTATTATCAGCTGCCGTAACTTCTATAATATCAGCTACAGTAAAATTATTGATATTAGCTGAATAAGGATAATCAAGCTGGATATCGGTATCCATTATCAATTCCTTAGCACTGCCGTTCGGTGGATAGTACGCCATCTTAATTTCTCACTGTTCCTATTGAATGACTTCTATAATTTTCTTTTTTGAAATTGTAAGCCGGTGAAGTAGTAACACGCTCAACCGATAGATCGGCGTTACCTGCTCGCTCCATCTCACCAATTTCATTTTCTCTCTCAAGCAAAATAATATCACCCTGACAAATATATTCACGAGCTAAAGGGTTACGATTAAGAATATCACAGAACCTGCCCGGGTCTCTTGTTATAGGTACCGGTTTCCAACCTCTTCTTAACGCCATATCAAGAGCAGAATCAGCTGCCCCCCTTATGCTGTGTCTTTCCCAGTAATATTCAAAACCCGGTTGCTTGACGCTATCTGGGATGTCAGTAGAACTGATGTAATTCATATTGTATTTTACTCTTGTGTTGTCTTTTTCGGCTTTTCTAACTTCTACGCCTCTTGGGATTCTATCACCTTTCATTTTTTACCTCGCTCTACGTGTTTCTTTTATATCTTCAATCTTATATTTCAGATATTGCTGTTCAGATATACCCAAATTCTTTGCGTAATCCTTTTCCCATGGTTCTAATCTAACTTGAATAGTACCATTTCCGGTACTACTTGCAAAATTATTACGTACGCCGCCAGCACTTGATGTCTTGTAACCAGATTTAGGCTTTTCAACCTTGATACTATCAACAAATTCATCAAGTACGTCTAGATAATCCTCACTTAAAATATCTTTTGCCCTTCCTTGCCTCCGAAGTTCACTGTCAAACTCCTCAATAAAAGTTGCAAGTGCTTTCTGGACACGTGGATTATACTCTTTTGTACCTTCTATAAGCTCAGGTCTGTTATTTAGCCATTCCTGCGCATTTTCAAGTACTTCGTCATCAATTTTATTAATATCTTCTTTAGTTTTAACAGCTTCTTCCGGTAAATCATCTTGCTCAGACTCTTTTTTAACATTTTGAGCGTAATTACTTTCAAATTCGTTAAGTTTCATTAACGCTTTATAATATAAATCATCAGCTTCAATAAGCAAATCAGGGTCTTCACCAAGTAAAGCTTGTTTTCTAAGCCCCTTAATCTTTTCAAGATCGCTCATTAAGTTGTTTTTATACAATTCAGCATTAGAAGTTATAGTATTCTGAAGATATTTTTTTAATTCTTCATTTTCCTGCTCCAATTTCTGACGATCAGCGTATACACCTTTGCGTTTTTTCTTTTCCTGATAATATTTTTCACGGAAAAGATCGGCCTCACTAAGTTCAGGTTCTTTTTCTTCCTCCTTAGCTTCCTTTTTATCAGCTTTTACTTCCTGATTTTCTTCTTCCTCATCGGAAATATTAGCTTGCTGGAGGTCTTCAACGTTCTCTAAGCCGTCAATTCTAGGGTCAATATAACTTTTTTCGTTTACATCCTTGCCAAAAGTACCAGCTTCTTGCTCTTCCTGAACGTTTTTATCAATTTCAGCCATAAGGGCAGCAGTATCGTCATTTGGATCAATACCTATGCTTGTATTATCTTTCATTTTTTTACCTTTTTATAAGTTCACTTGTACGATTTTTTCGTACATCTCAACTCGTGACAAACTTTCACAAGTTGAACAATTCTTATTTAATTATAAATTAAAATCTGTTATAAAATATAACTATTATGATTTAGATGGAGACAAATATTATTATATTTGTCTCCATCTAAATCACCTTATTTACTTAACAAATCTTGGATCAGGTACCACCATATTCGGTGCATCATCTAATATTGAAAACACCGGTAATTTTTTATAAGTAAACCTGAAACCGGCATGTCTTGGGAAAACTACCCAATCACCTACATCATACCAACGACCCCAGTTTTTATAACGCTCACCCTCAAAAGCACATTCACCTATTTTAGCTACATAACCGACAATCTCGTGGAATATATCCTTACTGTTATCAAGAATTATACCGCCTTTGGTTTTTTTAGGTTGAATATAAAGACGAATTAGAATCTCAACAGGTTTTAATTTACAATCATCAAATAATTTTAATTCTTCCTGAATATTAAAATTATCGAAATCAATACCAATTTCATCGTTATCAGAAAAATCACTTTGCATATATAAATTAGTCATTTAAACATCCTCTCTTTTTAATATTTTTATATACTCATCAAGTTTTACAAGCGCATGTCTTATGCCAAGATGAAACTTATAATCTTCCATATTTGAAAGACTACCTGTAACCATACGATTTTCTATAGTTTCTAAAGTGTCTTTAATATGTTTATTAATTTCACTTAATATATATTCGTGATCGTTCATTTTTTTATCCTCCTATTTACTACTAAAATAACAATTACATTCATCGCATAATAGAATCTGGTTAATACGTATCGGAAAAGGTGAGTCATGTTCAAAACCACACTTATTACATTTATAAATATTAACTGTTCGCCAATTAAACTTAATAACCACCGAATTTACTTTTTAATTTCTCCATTTCTATTTTAGCCTCAAGCAGTGCTTTTTCTTTTTCAAGTTGTAACTTCTGCTTGGTTTCTTCAAAATGCAGCTGTGTCTTGAACGTATCGGCTTCAAGTTGATCATCTGCAATCTGTTTTCTTATCATGCTTTCTTCCCTTTTCTGCTCAATTTCCGCACGAATTAGCTCATTAGGGTCAAGCTGTTTATTCTCATCAAGGTTATTAGCAAGTCCAAGAGCTGTTATTGCCTCAGCTGCTTTTAATGCAAGCATGTTTTGAGCTTCTTGGTCGTCAGGATCAATCTGGCTTATATCAATACCCATTTCATTTTGCATCTGGAGCATGAATTTAAGAGCCATGTGCTCTTGAATATGTGCAGCAGACTGTTCATTCTGCACCCCTTCATGGACAACAATATGTGCGTCATGATTCTGCTGGATACCTGCCTTAACAGGCTTACCTTGCATCAAGTCCATATTCTCGGTTACCGGATCACGAGGCTCTACCTCCTGATCTTTTACCAGTAGATTCTCAATCTCATCAGGACTTAATCCTTGAGCTTTAAAGATCATCTTAATAACTTCTATAGTATTAATCTTATCTGGCAGCTGCATTGCCGTCTGCAATATTGCCTCTGCCTTCATTATACGTTCTATGGTAGAGTTGACAGACGGGTCGGACACTGGAACAATCTGGACTGAATCTATATAATGGTCTTTAGTAATAATATGTTCTTCGCCATTAATAAAAAACTCTTCCCGCTCTATTACTTCCTTAAATATGTCGTCAAGCAATCTTAATTCTTCTGAGAATGAGACGTGCAAGGATTTTAAAACTGCCGATTGAATCTTGTTTTTTTCTTTCAAGAATGCAACTGCTGTCCCTGTCGGTATATCCTCTTTTGACTCCATCATACCAAGTTCAGTAGTTGAAAGCTGGTCTTGCATCTGACCTATGATTTCCTGACGAAGTTGCATAAGCCCCTGAGACGGGCCGTTTGCCGGAAGAGGTGCAAACATATCTCTTATATTACCAGTTGCCTCCAGAAACTTCCATTGTCCTGCTCCAAGTGTTATATCTGTTATCTGCTGCTTGGTTGCTCCTTTCTGGATAAAGCCAGCTGGCAAATTCTGGTAAGTCGCTGCATCAATAGTTTGACGTAGCATATTAGTTACAGTTATCGCCCCATTACCAGCCATACGAGCTAGACCCTGTCCCCAGATGTCAAAACCGGTATAATATTGGTAAGCAATAAAGAACTTGCGACGCTTAAACTCCTTATCTTTTTCACGCCAGTTACGCTCAATACGTAAAACCTCCCTACTTTCCTTATCTATGGTTACAATATAAGGTTTTGCAACTTCTGTTATTTCATCTGAATTAAAACCTTCATCAAACATCTCAAGGTTTAAAAACACATGAGATTCATAAACATCGTGTAACGTTCTTTCCTCATATACATCAAGGTCAATAATGCTGTTAGTGGTGTTTGTATTCTCATCGTCATCAAGATTACTTTCTTCGTTCGTACCGCCAACTTTCAAATATGGTAGTTCAACGTCCCTATATATTTTATTCTTCTGATTAAGCAATACCTCACGGGCAGATAGTTTTAAAATATGAGTTAATCTATCTGAATCAAGAATGGTACTACAATCAATGTTAACCAGAAAATTCTCAGGTAAAATAAATCTTGATAAAGGCATTTTTAAAATATTATCGTAATAGACTTTACGAATAATCGTGCCGTAAAACCCAAGATAATATATAAACTTCTCAAAATCCTTATAATACTCAGCGTCCTTAACTGTTAGATAGTAATTGAGCCACTGACTCCTTACTGTCGCAATATACTCAAGCTCTTCGGTCTCCTGTCCAAATATCTTAAAGCCAGCAGGGCCAGTCTCAGGCAGCATCTCTGCTCTTGTTGTCGCACAGAATCTTATAATAGCTGTTGATAATGTACTATCAACAGTACGGCAGGCATGCTCAAAAGGCTTGTCGTCCAAGTCCTCGCCGTTATAACCGGTGTATTTCTTGAATTTGTTATGAAGGTCTAACCAAGGTTGTCTTGCCTCGATATCATCCTCAATTGCAGAAAGCAGGAATTCCGAAAGCTTTTTAAGTGCTCCCTCCTTCATATTAACGGCCAAATTGGCATGGAACTTATCGTCTTTCAATCTCTGATCCTGCCGCTCGCCAACTTCATAAACACTTGAACCATCGTCAAGCTCTTCAATTTTATTGATAACGTCTAGATTGACATCAGGCAGCTCTGGGCTAACAGGTATAGATTGCCTATTTCTATTTAATTGTAGCCTTGGTTTGTTCTTCATTAATTGACAACAAAAATATTAATTGTTATTATATTTCTGTTGTGTGGGTTTTTGTATGGTTATTTCCCGTTAGCAACGTTCAAAGTTTTGATGTTTTCATTTCCCCATGTTTGATTAGTCCTCCAACATGGGGTTTCTTTTTATTTCAACATCTTTATAGCTAATTTGCGTTCTTCGGTTTTATCCTGCTCCGTTACCGGGCGCATTCCTATTTTTATCTTCTTATCCCCTTCCATTCGAAACTCATTTATAAAATGCCTATGCTTATTCCATTCTTCAAGACATGAAAACAGTTTTAATTTGGTTTCTTCATCTATAGGACTTCTTCCCGTTTTACTGGAAATAGAAACCTTTTGTCTGCTCACTTGCATCTTCCGGCTCATAATAATCTTTTGGATTCTGTATACTACTACCATTTCTAAGCACTATCAATGCCTGACTAAGCGTATCTGCGTAATCAAGGCTACGAGGATTAGGGAAGTAGCTAACTTCCGTTACAAATTCGTCTGCAAAATCTGCCATTCTATCAACATTATTACTTTGGCACGGCATCCAGACAACACCAGCTTCAATAAGAGGGCTTACCAATCTTATACGCTGCGTCTTGTCACCATGCTGTCTTGGATCAAAAGGCGTAGCATAAACACCGGCTCTTATTAAGTCCTGTATCAATGGATCACCTGAGGCCTTAGCCTCAATTACAATCTTATCTGGTTTATATCTATCTGTATATGTTATAGGTGGTCTTATCTCGCCAACATCCAGGTAATTATCAGCAAGTCTTTTTAGTCTATCCCTAAGTTCTGGATATTCTAATCTACCACGCCAGCAAGATAATAATATCACGTTTGTATTATCGTATCTGTCTTGGAATAGCCCCCAGTTAGTACAAGCCGAATAAGCACTTGTCTCTTTACCGGTAAGAGCCGTATCCCAGCTTTGCAGTACATAATCAATCTGCGGTAACTGCTCATACTTATATAATCTGAACCATTGCTTTTTAATAATACCGCCGTCAAGGGGAGCAGGTCTTTGTTGATAAAGAGCTGCATAACCATATGATCCCAGTTCTTTCTTAAGCTTGTTAACGTCATCTATACCAAGTCTCTTGGTTAGTAACTCGCCATCCTTTATTCGTGGGTCTTCCCAAGCTTTACCTTTTGTCCACCATAAGGGAACAGTTACGCATTTACGTTCTGATTCGTATTCAAGAGGAAGAATTAACTTAACCCATTCATTATTAATGTCATTAGCAATTACATTACCAGACACATCTTTCTCATCACCTCTTTGCTGTACTAATATGCGTCTGTCATTCTGTATATCGTTAAGCCTGTTGTACCACTTCATCGACCACCAATTAAGGACGCCGTCTCTTACAACTTCCGATTCACCGCCAACGACGTTTGGATCGTCAGTTAACTGGATGCTCCCACCTTTACCAATTATCGAGGAGTCAACAGACGTAGACATACGATAACCGGTTTTATCATTGGCAAAATAGCTTTTAGCGTTCTGGTCATCTCTAAGTTTAAAAAGATGTCCCCAGTTATCCTGATACCAGTTACTTTGTATAAGTAAGCGGCTCTTATCAGCTATGTCAAGTGAAAGGGAATTAGTACATGATGCACATATAAATTTCTCTGTCGGGTCTTTTAACCAAACCCATGCAGGAAACGCAATACTTATCAAGGACGTTTTACCGACTCGAGGTGGAACGTTAATAAGTAAATTCTTAATCTTTCTGTAATATACAAGCTCTAAGTGTTCAGCTATTACCTCAAGAAACCATTCATCAACGAACTTGCTGTGTCCTTCAATAATAGGCCAGCTCTGTATAAAGAATGAATACAAGCTTGATTCTGCTCGCTCTTTAAGTTCATATCTTAAAGTCATTTTCGTTTATATATCTTATTAAATAAAAACCTTACTAACATATTTAATATTATAACTAACAATAAGGTATGAATAAGACCATCTATTAAATTTTGCTTATTCATGTTCATAAATATATCAAAATCACATCTTAATATGTCAATCATTAGTACGTATACCTAGATTATCCTGCTTATAAGCCGTCAGTACTTCCCAATCGCCGCAATGTAAATCATTCATTGTTATATCTATGTTAGACAATGAGATATTATCATCCCTGACGTGAATCCTAGCTACTATAGCCTGCTTAGTATTTTCATCTATATACTTTCGCCTTACCACCATGAAACGATTAATGTGATCCTTATTGTTTGACTTGGCTTTTATTTCTTTTAATGCTTCGATTAGGTTCATAATCTTAGTCCTCTAGTTCTTCATAACTATTTCCCATTTTATAATGTGTAAGTAAATCCCAGTCATCTGCTAGCATATCATCTACGCTTAATGGTAAATCAGATAATGAGATTAAATTATCCTTAACACTTATACATACATTTATTTTATTATTACTATGAAACCTAACTATTAAAAAGCTTCTAACGCTAATATCACCACGAGCATCGTAACTTTTTATCTTTTTAAATGCTTCATCTAATCGCATTACACATAACCTCTTTAAGATGTTCTTCACCTATCTTTTTTAAATGCTCATTTGTAACATAATCCATAACTACTTTAAACATATCACTAGATAGATAAAAACACTTATTTAAAATATCTATATCTGACGATCTATTTAATATGATTTTTATATTATCTAAATAATAAGTAATACGCTCTTTATAATGGTCAATAGTTTCAGCATCATTTAATATCTTTAGTTCACTCACTTCTTATCAAACCCTTTTTGTATTTCCAATCTCAATAATTTATCTGCACATTTATAAATTTTATCCCTTAAGTAATCTAAAATTCTTGAATGAACCATCATTTTATTGTTATGTAATTTCAGCTCTTCGTAATGTTTCTCATAAAAATCAAATAAATATACATAGTCTTTTAACTTTTCTATAAGTATCTGTTCTTTACTCATAATCTTAGTCCTCATTATTCTTTAATAACTTAGTATCTTCCACCACAAAATCAGCGTCAATTGCCGTTTCAGTATCCATACCAAAACCCATATCACGCCTATATTTATCATAAAGCTTAACATCCAGTAATCTTTGTTGCTTCTGTGATTCGCTCATCGTGTTGACGTTTACCTCAACTGTAGGTTGATCGTGATTCTCTTTCCATCTACCTTGAGTTTTGAGATAAAAGGTTAACGCACCAGTGTCAGCAGACGGGTCAATTCCCATCGCTTTTTCTTCTAACTTCTTCCCGTAAGCATATAATTTTCGGGCTTTTGCTTTCTTATAAGCTACGGATAACCGTGTGTCTCGAGCTAATAATTTATAAAAAGTTTCAGGATTAATTTTAAAATAATCTGCAATTTGTAAATAGTTTAAATAAGGTGCAACTTCTTCCAATTCTGCAATCATTTCATCTGTAAAAACTATTTGAGGTCTACCGCCTAAATTCTTGACAACTTCCTTTTTAGCCGAACCTGTAACATCTTTCAGCTTCTTAGTCATAAATAAGCTATTATTAAAATCTATTATTAAAATCTATTACTTCTTTTGTTAACAGAAAGTCAGACTCATAAAACATAAAAGTTTTACTATGTTTTGACTTAACAAAACTTAAGAATCCAACCCTGCACATGACTGCCGTACATTTAACATTCGGATTAATAGAGTCGATCTTATACTCCCAGTCTTCAAAATCCTGTCTTATAAAACATTTATTAGGTAAACATTTATTAGCTAAGTCAAGATTCTTATACGCCCTTAATTCCAATTGACTTAATATAACATCAATCAAATTAGTTATTACTTCATCCTTATCATATTTCTCATCTGTAATATACTTGGCAATATAAGTATCCATTATACTATAGTACTTATCTTTGCCAACTATAAGTTCTTCCTTTCCATCTATAGTACGTATCTTCTCATAAGCAGAAAAGTAAGGATAACTACTATTATTCAAATAATCTTCAAGTTTATACATTAAAACCCTTCGCTCCAATTATCTTTATACTTGTTATCCTTACTTACATCACCAAAAACCGCAGATTTATCACCAGTTAGCTCTATATATTTACCAAGCATGTATCTTACCTGCATATTAAAAGAACGTGCGTCTTTCGTAGCCCTCTCTTTTATAACATCATAATCATGTTCATCAAGACGTAAACTAACATTAAGCATTTTCACTTTACTGTCAATTAAATCATCAGTTGCAACGACTTGTTTGTTCTTTTCAACAAAAACAGACTCAAAATCAGTATTCTCATTAATCCATTTACCAGTTATCATTCTATAATGGTTATTAATAGGTCTAGCTTCTTTCTGTGCAATATCAGCAATAATATTATGATCTTCCTGATCAATTCTTAAATTTATAATTACAGTGCGTTTCTTACTCATCTTATACGTTTTGTCATTTATAAAAAACAACATATAATAACAGAATAAATCTGTCAACACTAAATATACAAAAAACATGTAGAATTTTGATATTTAATAAAACATATCAAATAATATCTTTAAATAACAACAAAATAATCAATAATAAATATAAAATTATTTTTAACATCAACTAATCAAAATAAAACAAACTATTAAAACAATACAAAATAATCATTTTTATTTTTTCATTACTAATTAACTAAAACAAAATAATTAATTTTATTATTTTATTACTAATTAATTATATCAATAAACAACAAATACATAACAATTAATTATCATATAAACACAGCTAATATTAAACCTCAAATACATACATTTAATATTAAATATTATTATATATTAGCTAATAAATATTTAATGTATAATAGTTAATGTATAATATCGTTGGTGCTTTTTCTTTTATTTTTAAAAACCAGCTACCCATAGGCTACTGGCAGGCACAAGATAAGCTACCTTAACCAGCTACCCCCCAATCCCTTTTATTCTCTACCTTTTCTTTATATTTAAAATAAAAAATATAAAAAAGTAGGAGTATTATATAGAAAAAAAATTTAAAAGATAAAATTATAAAATTTTTTTCTATATTAATGGGGCAGAAATTCTAAAAAACCGGCTACCCTACCTTCTATCCCTTATGGTAAAAGGAATAGACGGGGGTAGCCGGTTGATTTTTTAGGGTAGCCGGTCTAAAAACCATCCTTTATTGGTAAAAACAAACACAAAATCGCCGCCCTGCAAATAAAAACCACCTCCTAAATAACTAAGCCACTCTAATTTCTCATTTAAACCTAGTTTTTAGCATCATTTCCCACCCTCAAGCTACCCTACTATTCTAAATAGGCAATTACTTCTATAATCCCCTCTAAAACTCGTTATTCTTAAACTGTAACCTTAACGACACACAATAACTATTTATAGTAAAAAATAATTTTTAGCTATTGACATGTTGTTAACATTACTATAAATTGAGAATCACAAGACAACTGCGAATTGAAACAAAACAACAAAAATAAGGAGGACTAAACATGACTACTGAGAACATTAAAAATAAAATTGACGCATGTGTTGAATATTATAATTTAAAACATTTAGAACACGATTATAAAGACAGGGAAATCTTAGAATTAGAATTTAATTATGGTAGAGAAGATTGGTTACAATCAATTGAAGAAATAGAAATTTTTATTAAAAATGATTTTGAATATGAATACAACCCTAACGATAAAGATACCTGGGGATTACATTTTGATTTAGTACGTATAACAAATTATAATGATAATAAACAAGAAACAATTTACGAAGCAATAAGAGACAATAAAAATAATAAAATATTACTTATTGTTAATAAATTAAATGAACTGAAATAACAATTAATGGAGGACTAACATTATGAGTAAGAATTATTTTAGATTACCTATAAGCACAGCATCAAGTGGTATACATATTGAGCCTTTTTATTCTGGGCTTAATTTGACGGCTTTTAATATTCGGGAAAATCTGCACAACAAGATTGACGTTGAGTTTAGCCAGATCAGTATAATAGATGAGTTCAAGAATTATCTGGATGAGCCAGAAGAGTTTGATTTCACCAATAAAGACTGGGTTATTGATTTGAGCCCTGAGCAAACTGATTGGTACTATGAGGCTATCCATAATCTTGAAGAGTCTGCCTTTATGCTAAACGGCGTATGGTTACCAAGAATCTATGATGAGGAAGTAGCTAATAAATGTCACTTAATCCCATTCAAGCTTATTACTGATGATGCTGACTACGAGTGCTTATCTTTAGGTGGTTGCGGGATGGATATGACATACAAGCTTGAGGCTTACCAGTTACTGGTAGATGGTACTTACGACCCATGTTCAAATTTTGCCGAAAAAGGTATTGCTTACTTTGAGACCTATTACCGCCAAAGCGCAGTAGTTGATGAGATTAAAAACCTTATTAAACAATCTGACAAGTATAAGAAGAAAAGGGCTTAAAACTCAATCAAACAGCATTGGAGGACTAATATTATGTTTATAGATATATGGGATGCTGAAAATAAAGCAATTAAGGTTAATGAGTTTTCTAAGGATTTGCTTAATATTGAAACATTTAATGATGCTTTAAGTAAGTTGGTTACTGATTACGGGATAGTATTAAAGGATAATAAAATTGATCCACATTACTATGAAATATCTTTTTATAGTGAAGACGATAACTGCGTATGGTTTAAAGACACATTAAATTTCTTAACACTTTTTGATTGTTTTACATTTCTTATAAGTGAAAGTTTTGAGTACTTGTTTGATAGTGAACAAATAACTTTTATAGAAATAAGAGCAGGTTTTAAAACAATGTTTAAATATGATAATAGAATGGAGGACTAATATTATGATTACGCAGCAATTAAAAGATAATTTACAAAACAACGTTAGTAACCTTGAACTTGATTTTAAGTTTCTACACTATAACCTTGTACCTCATTTAAGGGCAGCTGACGCTATAAAGGATATAATACAACTGGAAAAAACATTAAAGCAATTAAAGATGAATATTAAGGAGGTAACAAAATGACCACAGAGAATATTAAAAACATGGTTTGGGAAAAAGAGGGTAACACATACAGCTTTATTGACGAAGAAACTAATTATGGTTGCTACATCTATCGTCATCCAAGAATGGGACATTTATGCGGTTATGTTGATATACCTGATACCCACCCGTTGTTTGGTATAGATTACAGAAACCACATCTTTGACATAATAACCTTCAATGTTGAAGTACACGGAGGTATAAGTTTTACTGGTAGATTGGAAAACCATTACAATAATAAGGAATTACCAGACTACCTTGATGACTTACATGATTGGCTAATAGGTTTTGATTGTAACCACGTAAACGATTATGCGCCGTTTAGACCTTATGATGAAAGTATGCTTATTGAGTTTGATCGGGAGTACAGGACAGCTGATTACGTAGCTGCCGAATGTAGGAAGCTAGCGTCGCAGCTTAAAAAGCTCGAGGACTTTGATCTTAGAAATTTATGTAGTTATTGCAGGATGTTATAAAAACTTAATCTAATGGAGGTTAAAACAATGGGTATAATTAAAAATTTATGTGAGTATGTATTTCTGGCATTATTAGGTGTATTTGGTATCAACATTTTTTACTGGCTAATATTTAACGGGATTATAAAAGTACTGGAGATTATTGCATGAAGTACATGAGAATAACGTGTGTTGAATGTAAAGAACCAGCAGAAGAAATGATACAGATTGAAAATGAGATCGTTATTTGTGAGTTATGCTACAGTAATATTCAGGATGGTATAACTAAAATAATAAATGATGAGCAAAACAAATTTAAGTGAGGACTAATACTATGAAGAAAAGAATATATAAAAAGTATTTAACGATGAATCCACAGTTTGCAAGTATGTTGTATCTTGATGGTAAGATTTCATATGCGAAATATAAGATGGCGGTTTATTCTGAGATGTTAAAGTATGGTACTGATAAGAATCTTGAAGAAAAATTAAGGGAAATTGTTTATGGGTAACAAAATGAACATAATCGAAGCAATGAAGGAAGTTAGTGATGGTAATGTAGTTACCCGTAAAAACTGGTTTGAAAATATTGTCGTTATGCTTTCTTCAAAGACTGGAAAAATAGTTGTACATAATACATGCACTAATGAGGACTTGGACTATCTTTTCACCGCAGAAGATGTACAAGCAGATAATTGGGAAATAAAGCACTTTAGAAGACCATTAACTTTTATCGAAGCGTTTAAGGAAGTTAAAAAAGATAAGAAAGTAAGAAGAAAAGTTTGGGAGGATGGTTCTTATATAGATGGGAATACTAGATTATACACTTTGGTAGCATCAGAGTTACTGGCTAATGATTGGGAGGTGGTGGAATGAACTTTATCAATGCAGTAAAAGAAGCTTTAGAGGGTAATAAAATACGGCGTAAAGATTGGCACTATACACATTATTTTTATATAGATGGTTTATTTGGTTTAACATTAAAATTCGGTTATTTTCAAAAGAAATTTGTTTTTGATGATTTAAAAAAATCATATGGAGAATACTTAGAAGCAGAGAGAAAATACAAAAACTATTTAGCTTTTGAAAAGCAAAAACTTATAGACGCTGGTTATGTATTTGAATTAACTCATACTCCGGACTTAACTGTAAGAGATTATTTAGCTGATAACTGGGAAATAGTCAGTGAAGAATTAAATCGAAAGAATACGGGGATTTTTCAATGGGACGATTGGGAGGTAGTAGAATGAATATAATCGATGCAGTAAAAGAAGCTAAAAATGGTAATAAAATAAGAAGAAAAAATTACCATGCCGTTTATCAATACGTTACTACCTATAATATTAAAGATAAAAGTACGTATGGAAATTTACAACTTTATAATTCTGATGGCGGTTGGAGGATTACCAATGAAATAATAAGTAATAGATTACCTTTATCGATAGATGAATTAAATGCAGACGATTGGGAGGTGGTGGAATGAAAAACATAATATTATTAAGCTTACTTGTATTAATCCCTTTTACAGCTTTTGCTAGTACTTATTATGAGCTGATAGAACTTCAGCGTAGACTAGAGAATATAAAAGATTACGCCGAAGAACACGGAATCAATGAAATAGAAGACGAAGTGGATATGGCACTCGATATAATAGACAGGGATTTAATAAATTAAAATGCTGGGTTTCTTACTTATAATACTGGTGATCTTCATTATCAGTTATTTAATGCCAGAGTAATAAGGAGGTAATATGACACTGTTTATAATTATAATAATATTGATAGCTGTTTATGGTTAGTTAAAAAGAGGTACTAAATGACAATAAGTAAAGAAAGAGCAGAAGAGTTAAAAAATAAATTATTTGTGCGTCTGTGCGATGATTTAGAAAAATTACGGCATGCAATCATAGAGGATGCTGAAAAAGAAGAACCTTTAGATTATTTATTTGAGTATATTTCTTTTTTAAAAAAAGATTTAAGAGCTTGTAGAGGTTATAGTAGTAGCGATAGTTACGTGTATATAGATTTTCCTTTAAGTATAAGAGAATTTACAGAAGAAGAATTAAAATATTTAAAATTCTATGACAATAATGTTTTTTATGTAGAACAGCTTAAAAAAGAATATATGGGGGATTAAATGAGTAAGGTAAATGAATCTAAAGATAAGCTACTAGATGAAAAAATAGTAGAGTTAATTGCAAACAATGGTGCTGAATCAATTTTAAATAGTTCTGCTCAGCTATTAATAGCATCTGCTGTTGTAGTGATGCTGGATAATAAAAATATTACAAGCCCTACCCATGAATGGTTATGTTTTACCAATCTGCTTGATCTAATCAAAAATAAGGTAATGGAAAGGTTGGAAAAGGAGGATTATTTTAAATAATATGTTTTGGATCGCATATCGTGATGAAGCAAGGGAAGAATACCCAATACTTAAACAACTTACAGAAGAGGAAGAAGCTTATTTATTAAACCATAAGGTAAGAATTATACCTTATAAGCTTAAAGTAGCTATAGGCAAATTAAGGGATGCTGAGAAAAGAAGCCAGAAAGCTATTACTAATATGTACAATATGTTAAAACCGGGTTTAAGTAGTTTAATGGCTAATATGCCACGTAGTACACCATGTTTTTATACTGATTTTACAGAAAACAAAGAGGACTAAATGCGAGAAAAATATATTTTATTTATCAATGATCTAACACAGATAGCCGTTTTAGTAGATAATAAAAACAATTTTAGCTTAAAAACTATGGAACAGGTAATAGAAGATGATACAACTAAGTATAAACCTGTAACAAAAGAACAGAGATATACTTTATATTGCCAGTTTATTAAAGATAATCCTGATAGTGGGTTAACTATTGGTACAAATGGCTCCATATATAAAAAATTATTTGATATTAGTCATGAAGTTGACCCTATTATATATCAAAGGTTAGTATCATTAAAATTGAGGACTAAATGCTAAGAACATTTATAGAAAAACTGCTTTATAACAATAGAAAAGTAATTGTATCTGAAAATAATGGGAGTCATTCACTTATAATAACTTTTAATCTTGATCCAGACGAGCGAATAATGCTAGCTATTGCGACTATATGTGAAATAGTTAAAGCTGACTGTAAGTATTATAATCTAAGCTATAAGAATAAAGCAAAAACAGTAAGAAATATAATTGAATTGATCGGCGAGCATACAGGAGTCGATATAAATATTAATAAGGAGGACTAAATGGACATAGACAACGAATATTATATAGAAAAACTGTTTCCGTCTGATAAAAGCGGTATATTAATTTTTTGTAGCAAGGATAATAAAAGAGTAACAGTACGTACCTTTAAATTAGATGTTAATAGTGTACTGCGTATATTAATAACATCTGTCGCTGATATAAGTGCTAAAGAAAAAGATAATATAGACTCAAGTGAAATAAAAGCATTACTTGGCGGTATTATACAATTAATAGATATTAAGAAAGGGGACTAAATGAAACAATATAGTAAAACTATGACCTTATCACATAGTAATGGCACTCTGGATATATCGGCAACTGATGATTTAGGTCCTGATGATGTTTTTAATATATTGGCACATGCTTTAGGAAGCTTTATACATGTTAATTTTAAAGATGATAAGGAAGGTAGAAAAAAGGCAATAGATGACTTAATGGCAATATTGGATAACTCTTATAAAATACCAAAATTTATTAAACAGGATAATATTACATTAAATTAACAAAGGAGGACTAGATTATGGCAAGAAGAAACGATTTTATATCTACTGTTGATAAACATGTAGGACGAAAGATACATGACTTTAGAATAGCACTTGGTATCTCAAGGGACATGTTAGCTAAAAAGGTTGGTATAACTCATCAACAACTAGCTAAATATGAACACGGAGCTAATAGAATATCTATCGGTCGTTTGATCATGATAGCTGACGAACTAGGTGAACCGGTAACAGCTTTTATAAATAATATTGATTTGAAAGATAATGGTGCGTTGCCTATTGCTTACCGAAAAGAACGTATAACTATGGAGATGGCAAACAATTTCATGAAGATAAAAAATAGTAAGATAAAAGAAGCAATTAATAATCTAACAAAGGTGGTAAGTAAATGAGTGAGATGGGGTTATTGCTTTTAGTAAACGGCATAATAATGGGTATAGCTTTTATCGGTCTACTAATCCATGCTTATTATCAATTATTTAAGGATTAGAAAAATGAATATATTCGAAGCGTATAACGCAGCTCTTCATACCTATAAAGGTACAAGTTATGATGATATTTTAGTTCTTAAAAGGACTGAAAACTGGGAAAACTTACCGGGTATAAAAGATATTATTTTTACACGAGATATTAACAGTTACGAACTGGAACTGGTAAAAGTTGATCCTACAATTACAGTAGAAGATTTATTAGCTACTGATTGGCAAGCTTATGTTGGTATAACTGACAAAGATGAAGAAGGTGGATATAGATATCAAAGGTGTGTTTAAATGCAAGATACACAATTATTAAAAGATATTGAAAAACTGATGTCTAAGTACGGCATTAAAAGTCTATCAATCATTACTGAAAAAGGATTTTTAACCAAACATTATGATCAGAACATGATTTGTTCCTTAATGCTCGCTATCAATATAATTGCCGATAAGATGGTAAAAAATAATGAATTAAGCTGTGATCAAATGGACGTTGTATTAAATGATTATGTTAAAATCATTATAAATAATTTAAAAAAGAATGTTAGAAATGAGTTCAATTGATAAGGAGATAGAATTTTCAAGCAAAGAAGCCCTTAGGTTTAATATATGGCAAAATAAAGTAATGAAAAATGAGCCATTAAATTTTGGGCAACATGTAGCTGAGTTCTATAAAACATTAGTTATAAAGCTTGATGATAAAGAAAAGGGAGAATGTAAAAAATGAGTTCAATTGACGATGAAGAATATAACCCAGATATTACCGGTCAAGGAAGTAATATCGGTGATACAACCAGAATAATTACTGATCCTAAAATATTGAAAATATGGAAAAAGTTTTTAAAAAATAAATAATCAACAAAACAAAGGAGGACTAAAAATGATAACAACACTATTCTTAATAGCTCTTGCTGTTATAGCAATTGCAAAAACAGATACATTAAAAGATAAATGAACAATACTTATAGTTTTAGGTAGTATAAGTCTTGCTCAATTATTCGACTATAGAACATATGAAGCAAAGATTGATGTTTTACGGGAAAGAATCAATGATCTTGAGAAAGAGTTAAAATAGATGGAAATAATAATCAAATTTATATTCGGTGTAACAATAGTTGTTTTTGTAATAATCTTTTTGGCGTTAATAGGTTATTTAGCATGTAAACTAATTAATCTTTTATACATTAAATATAAAATAGATGTTAGAGGTTTAGTTTATTATAACCATAAAATCAGTTATTCAGACATGATATTTACAGGTTTATTTATGGTAGGGCTAATCATGTTTCTAATAGGATCAGTTCATATAATATATAAGCTTGGTAATTATATGTATTTTTTATTTTAAGGAGGACTTACATTAATGAAAGCACGGAAAATTGAAGTAGATGGATTCGAATATGACGGGATATGTAGTAAGTGTGATACTTACTTGCTTGATCCTGTAATAATAAAGATAGGTAGCAGCTTGTATGAGAGTAGTTTATGTAAAGCTTGTATGAAAGAGAATCAGCTTAAGATTAATTAATAGGAATAAGTTACGAATAGATATTATAAATTTGGAGGATTAATGAAGAAAAAAAGCACAAGAACACAACAAAGCTATGGNNGATCCCAAAAAATTCGTAACAGTCAAATTGCCAATCAAGATTATTGAAGCACTTGATACAGTTGCAGCTTACGATAACGTTACACGTAGTTATTTAATTAGCAATATACTTGATAATTATGTTAAACAATATGATATACAGAATCGCTTAAAAGAAATTGAAAAACCATATAGATATTAACAAAGGAGGACTAAATGGCTAAAACAAGGAAATCATATACTAAAATAAAAAACTTTACCGAAAAAGATCAGGTAAGAGTTAAATATTCTTACATAGGAAAAGATAAGAAGCTAATGCTTTCAGTCTATATTGGCGAGGATGTTTATAATGAACTTACCAATGGTCAAACCTTTAAGAGATTGAAGGTAGAATATATCCCGAACGACATGGTAATCATAACACCTACCAATAATGAAAAAGAAGGGATAGTACATAGATATAATGGTAAAGGTCTGTTTAAAACAACCTGCGTGCGCCTCAGTCTATCAAGCTATAAAAAACTTAAGATTCGCAAAAAAGATTTTAATAATAGGGTAGTTAGTTATCTGTTTGCGTCCCGTTCAGATGGTAAATGTTTAAATGTTGATTTGATAGGTAATAAGAGGAAATCAAAATTTATCCACGATAACGCTATTAGAGAAATTATTAACTTCGATAATATAGTTCCACAAGATTATGTTTCTAATTCAAAAATAAAACCTTTGGAAATCAGCGCATTAACAGAAGATAAGGACGATACCCATATGTTTGTATCACATCACTTTCTAAATGATGTTCGTAGTACCATTGAGAATAGATTACTTAATATGGAGGAACGATGTGAGAAAAGAATCTTGGAATTTGAGGATTATTTCATAAAAAAGTTAGATAGATTAGATGATAAAATTATGAATAATTTTAAAATCTGTAAATTAGAAGAAGATGTTGAATTCCTTAGGAATGCCGTAGAAATAAATGTTAGCGCAACTCAACCAAAAGAATTAGATATTGATAGTTTCAAAAAGTTGATTGATAAAGAAAACAATGAACTCAGTATCAAAATTAATAAACTTGAAAAGCAAATTGTAGATACTAAACAAAATGATATATCTACTTCACTTAGAGAGATAAATTATTATAAAGGTTCAGGTTTAATACCACCACTACCTACATCAAAATCAAATAGTGAAAACACCTTAGATATCGATACTCTAAAACAGTTATTCGATAATATAACTGATGGGATGAATTTTAGACTTTCTAAAATAGAACAAGCGATAGGAGAACTTGATATTAAAAATAGGGATATAAAAAGTAAATTAACAGTAATCTTAAGTTTACTTTCAGATAAAAAATCCCATGAGCATAAAAGCTTGTTTGAAAAAATATTTGGAAAGGATTAACAACATGTTAAAAGTTAAAGAAATTCTGCACTCGCAATTTAGATATGTTTTTCCTGATTTAGTTAAGAAAAATATTTTAACAATTGATGAGGCTACATGGCATGCTGGAGCTGCTGGGTCTGATCCTGACAATTACTACCATTTAAGCAAATGTTATCAAGGTATTATTCATAATATTCCAGTTGAAGTTACTGCCTCCAATCTTGAGCCTGTAAAATCTCAATTAAATATACTTTATAATTATATTTATAGGCAAATAGATAAGGATAGCAAATACTATGATAGTTTTAATTTCATAGTAGTAAGACATGATTTTATAACGGATATTTTTACGGATTTTGCAACTGAAACAAAACATCTTACAATAAGACTTAGACTTCAATTTGTAGATGTAATCGGTGCACCTAATTACATATGTAAGGTGCTATACCAACCGCAAACTGAGGACTAACAACATGAGTGAAAACATTGAAATAATCTACGAAGGTAAATTTTACAAATATAAATGTGATCGAGAAGTTAATCCATATGACATATTAATATGGTTAAAAGATATTAAAAGTATTACCGGTGCTTTAAAACAATCAATATCAGATGGCTATATCTCAATCATAGATAATCCTCACTTAAAGGATATAATAGGTACTTTAATTTATGAACAGGGTATAAGATTTACAAGTAACATTCAATTTATTAATAATAACTTAATATTTACAAATGTTAACATCGTTTCAACAACAGAAATTAACATTATCCCAATAAAAAAAGTTAAAACAGATTAAGTAATAGTTAACAACTACTATTTATCACAATATATTATTTACAATTATAGTAATAGTCGCTATAATGCGATTTTTACAATAATTGTATTTAATTATGTCTAAAACTACTCCAATTCAAATAGATGCTGATGAACATCTATTAAAACTTCTTGATACTGACGCTACTAATGCTTTACGTACTCGTAAGGCACAAGTCATGTATATCGTTACTAAATATTATAAGAATAAGCTTAACCAGTTGGAAAAAGAATAATATATGATGTTCTTTCTTATTTTCTGTATAGCTATGGAATTTTTTGCTGTCCTTTCTCTCTACCTTGAAAATAGAGAATATTGTAAGGAAATAGAAAATTTAAGAGCTGCTAAGTATAAAATGATGTGTGAAACAAGATTAAGAGAGGTAAAACCGGGTGAACCGAAAAAGAGAATTACTTAAATTAAGGCTATTTGCCCTTGGACTAATATTAGTATTTTCTTTTGGTAATTACATAATGTATAAAAACGAACCTACTAATACTTCTCAAATATTTTTATTGAAACACTAATTAAATACCAACAATGACGGACTATAAAATCAGTTTCTTTGATAATGTTAAAGATATAGTCCCAAAAGAAAGGAAATTGAAGTTTGAAGAAATATTAAAGTATTTCAACGAAGTTGCTACAAAACCTTTTACTAAAAAAGAGAACTTGGAAGCTATGATTTGTGGGTCTTTTTCAAAACCCCAAAGAGCTTCTGAATATTTGATATCAAGGTCAATTATAACCTATGATATTGATAACTTTAAGGGTAATTTTGATGAGTTGTTAAGTTTAGTTAGAGAATGTTTTAAAAATAATACGTATATTTATTATACGACAGCTAGTAGTACATATAATAAGCCTCGTATTAGGTTAATGCTATTTATAGATGGGGATATAAAAGCTGGTAGTTACAGTAATGTAACACGGAATATTGCAGCTGAGATGTTTCCTGAGAAATTAAGAGAGGGGATAGATGATTCTTCTTATTCACCTATGCAATTAATGTTCTTACCTTGCAAGGTTAACAATGATTTTAGAGCTGGTAAAAACGTAGGTGATTTAATTAATGTTAATTCTTACTTGGCGGAAAAGGAAGAGGTAGCTGGTGAAGAAAATTTAGAAAGTTTAAGCAGGGAGCTTGTAATTTACCATAAGAGCTTACCGCTTGATATTACACGAGAAAAGGTAGAAGAGGTTTTAGCTGCTTATGATTGTAGTAAAACAAGTTATCATAGTTGGTTTACTGTAGCCCAAGCTCTTAATCATCAGTTTAGAGGTAGTGCAGAAGGGCTTGAAATATTTACCAGATGGAGCTTAAGCGACAATCGTTATAAAACAGATGATATTATAGAAGAATGCAGAATTAAATATTACAGCGTAAAAGGAAATGTAGCTAATCCTGTTACTTTTGGATCGATTATAAAACTTGTAAATGAAATAAAGAAATTACCCCGTGACGTTACAGATAATCCATTAATACGTACTAAAGTAGATATAGACAAGTTTAAGGATTATAAATCAAAATTTACGGCAAAAGGGATAGAAATAAGAACGATTTTAACTACTTATCAGAATTTTGAAGCGTTATGTAAATTTTATGGAGTTGGAATTTCTTACGATATTATTACCAAGAGAAACCAATCAACAATGTTTAAATTTGAGGATGATAATTTATTAACGACTGAAATAAAATCATTGATGATAAGAAACGGGTTAAACTCCCAGATGGCAAGTGAATATGTCTATATGATGGGTCGCAAGAACAGGTTTAACAGTTTCAAAAAGATATTGGATGAAACTATATGGGATGGGGTACCTAGATTAGATGAGTTTTGTAAGACTGTAATTGTTAATCCAATGTATGAGGATATAAAGAAATTATACTTGAAGAAATGGATACAGCAAATGCTTTATTTATCTCATGTAGAAGATGAGGATAGGAAGATAGGGCGTTATATTCTGGTGTTTCAAGGGATGCAGGAAAGAGGGAAATCAACATGGGTTATAAATCTACTTCCCAAAAATCTTAAGAGTTATGTTACTGAAGGTTTGACTCTGCATGTTCATGAAAGCATGAATGTTTTAACCTGTATTAGTAATTTGATAGTAGAGTTAGGGGAACTCGGGCAATCTTTCCGGAAAAGTGATAATGAGGCTTTTAAAGCCTTTTTCGGTAGAACAAAGGATGTACTTAATATGAAATGGATACCATACCCGGTAACTTTTTATAGAACTACTAGCTTTATCGGCTCAATTAATGATGAGGAGTTTTTAAAGGATCGGACAGGATCAACAAGGTTTTTAATAATACCGACTAAAGGTTTTAACGGCTATCATAATATAGATATGCTCCAGCTGTATAAAGAAATACGAGAGACTACGGATTATGTCAATTTTGAATTGAATGAAGAAGAGAAATTAACCCAGACAGAACATAATAAAGTTTTTGAAGTTCCTGATGTTATTGAAGAAGACTTTTTGGATAATTACGACTTAACGGCTAGCAAAGAAGAATGCCAGTATTTCAGCGCAAATGAAGTTTTAGTACAACTTGGTTATCGTAAAGTTGACATAACACATAGTCGTAGAATGGACATAGGGAGGATATTAAAAAAATATGATTGTCATAAAAATACTAAAACAAAAAAATGGTTATTAAAACTTAAAACACAAGAATAGGAGGACAGAATGAACGTATCATACAAGAAAAGAATTGTTAAAAATTTAGGTAATTACGAGACAGTTACTATTGAGATTGGAGCAGATGAAAAAGTTGATCATGAAATAGAAAGTAGCCAAAAAACATATGATAGGGTAAGGGAATTTGTAAATATGAGGCTTAAAGAAGAATTTATGAAATTATCAAATAAAAAGGAGCAAAATAATGTCAGTTATCAATAAACCAGAAGTAGAAGAGGAAATAGTAAACAGGTATTTGAATAAAGAGATTAACCTGCTTGAAAAGGAAATGGCTTTAAACGTTCTTTTAGCTTGTGATAATCCTAATAAACTTTCTGAAGACGACATATACTTTTTTAACAATTTGGTAATCAATATGTCACCTAAAGAGTTTACTGATAACATAATATTCTTTGGTAGAGAAAATTATAACAGTGATAAATTGGATCAAAAGGAAATGGAAAAAATGGCATTACTCGCTTTAAAACAACGCAAAGATTATGAGCTATAAAATATGAAAACACACTCACTAATTAGCCCATCCAACTTTGAACGTAGAATGCTTTGCCCCGGTAGCATGGAGGCAGAGAAGGATTTACCTTATAAAACATCTGTTCATGCTGAAATCGGCACAATGTTACACGATAGGGTTAATAAAATGATAACTGTCGGAGGTAGAGAATGGATAGAAGGAGTAACGGAAGAACAGCGGATAGCATTAGTAAAAGCAGCTTCTTATTATAACGATTTAAAGAACACATGTTTTGAAGTTGTAAAGGAAATTCATGAAGAAACTTTTTCACTTAAGTTTTTAATGGATGGTATGCAAGGAACAGCTGACAGCGTTCTTATTCTGTATGATGAGGATACCAATAAATGCCATATCC